CTTTGGCGTAGGGGGACGTGGAGAGGGAGAGGAAGGGCAGCGCCTTGTCCGGGTCGGTGGACCAGACAAATCCCCACTGGGCGGGCAGCTCCTCCGGCTCCTGGAGATAAATTTCGCTGTCGTAAACCTGGAGGAGACGCACCACCCGCCCGGCGGTGGACCGGCAGACAAAGCCATCTTTCTGGCCCGCCTTGCGCTCCAGCATGTTTCTGACCTTCACAGCTTCCGCAAAGTCGGGAATCTTATCCTCTTCGGCATATAAGGCTGTCCCATCCAGAGAGGAAGACCGCTCCTGCAAGTCAGCAGCATCGGCCAAACCTTTGGCTTTCATCGCATCGAAGTAAATTTGATTAGACATAGCTATTCACTCCTTCTTGATATGCGGCATCCAACTCCGTGGTGGAGATCATTTCAGGTTCTGGTTTCGGCTCCGGCTTAGGGGGTGCGGAGAAGGTCTCCGTTTCAGGGTCATAAATCCAATTCTGCTCCACAACAGTTTCATCCTCCACATGGAGCAGGGAGGCGACAAATTCTGCGGTGTATCTCTCCTCGATAGGGATACCGGGGAAAATGGGGTCAATGTCCGGGATGATTTCTTTCACCTTGTTATCTTCAAGTAAAATATACATTCTCTTCTCCTCCTTACCATGTGACTACGACGACACCAGAGCCAATTCCTCCATCAGAGCCATAACTCAGGTATCCGCCGCCGCTTCCGCCGGCAAAAGAACTTGTTCCAGGGACGTTAGTAGAACCACCGCCGCCGCCATTGCCGCCGCCATTGCCTCCATTTCTACCAGGTCCTCCGCCGGCTCCTCCACCGCCGCCGATGATATTTGATCCAATAACGTAGCCACCGCCACCACCTCCACCGCCAGCACTTTGATCAATATAACTCCCCGAACTACCTCCACCACCGCCGCCAACGCCGCCAGATGCACCAGCGCCGCCGGGCGCAGTAACGATTGCCCCGAACGAAGACGTGCCACCTTTGCCCCCATTTTCAGAACCGCCTGATCCAACGGTTACGCTAATAGGGCTCAACTCCGTAAGGACGTGTGTAGCGAACTTTATTGCCCCCGCATTTCCACCAGCGCCTCCGCTCGTTGACAGCATCCCGCCGCAACCACCTCCTCCGGCTCCATAACCGCCGCCACCGCCACCTCCACCGCCACCGCCAGCGCTGAAGCTGCTTAGATAAGAACCACCTTTCCCTGCGGCCCCACCGGTTCCATCATCACCTGCGCGGTTCCCACCATCTCCCCCGCCAACACAAACAATCTGCAAAACATCTCCAACTTTCAAACCATGGGTTTTAGGGTCAAAGGTTCCGCTGCTCTCAAAAATTTGCATTCCCATATTAAATCAACCTCCCAGTCATCAACTTTTGAAAGGTACTCTCTTTTGCGCCGCTGTACGTGCGAAGGGCCAAAAACGCATCTTTCGGCTCACTGCTCTCCGGATCAATCCCCAAGGTATCACACAGGGAATCCGGCAGCACATTGCCCTTGGTGTATGTGCTGCCCTCCTGTGTGGCGCTGTCCGCATAGGCCAGGACCCCCTCTACAACTTGGCCGTTGTCCTGGGTGATCCGCACCCGGTTCTCTTTCCCGGGTGCCGGCACTCTGTCACGCATGGTTGAACACACCTCCTGCAATCATAAATAACGTGTTGGCTTGCCGGGGGAGAAAGGCAGCCTGCATGGCCTCCAGCACCTTCTCCAGGGTGTACAATATCTCCTCTATGGCATTGGCCTCCTGGTAGGTAAGACCCACCATGTCCTCTGGAGCATCCGGGGCGACATAGGGAAGACGGTCCCGCAAGGCGGCAATATTGGCCAGATACTGCGTCATCTGTGCGGGCGATGGTATGTCTCCCTCTTGCCAGTCTGTCACCGGCATGGTGTTGACGTGGTACCCCAGGGACCCCAATCGCGCTGTGAGGTACGCCACAGCGGCCCCGACACGGTTTAGGTCCGTGTCGTTGTAGGCCCCTTTCATCCCGGCCAGGAAGGCAGCCTGCTCCTCCGCTGTGGCGGTCCTGTCTACCAGCTTAGCGGTCACGGCCTTGAGCTGCGCCACGTCGGCGGCGGTCCGGTCAAAAATGAGCTTATCTAATTGCTGCGGCATCGCATGTCAGCCCCCCATCATAGCTGTAATTGAGCTGTGTTACCACAGCCTCGCCGTTGACGCCGTACACGTCGTTGATCTGCACGGTGTCAAGCAAATCTACGGCGGGGTTGCCCCGCACGGTGGCCTCATAGGACACCCGACGCCGCACCCAACCGAGTATCCATGCAGCCACTTGGTTGCCCATGGCAGCGGTTACGCAGGGATTGGATACCTCGTACATCCTCTCCATGTCATCCGTGGCTATATTTTTTGCGTAGTACACCAAATCCTCTCCCGCTGCGTCCACGCTGACTGTGAGCTTGACTGCGTTGTACATCTGACCCACCTTGACCTGGGCATCCCCGTGCTGCACATCCCGGGACCACTCGTCTACCCGATCCTTCAGGACCGGGCGGAAGAAGTGCAGGGCGTTATTGCGGTCCACATAGCAGGTACACATGGCTGCCTGAGCGCACAGCCGCAAGCTCTCGCGGATACTGGTCCCCTGTGGGACTGTGTTTGCAATCTCCACGGCTGCCAAACCGTCCTCATACACAGCTGTAAACTCCGCTGACGCAGCGGCAAGCAGCGCCGTGACAGCCTGTTGGAGCGTCCAGGTGCCGGTACCAGCTCCGGTGTACGCAACGTTATCAAGGGCATATAGCCAATCATGAAACGTGATAGACGCGGTGAGACCACCGTCCTCGCTTTCCGCGTTTGTAAAATAGGCCTGTCCCATATGTACGTCTTGTCCATTTACCGTTAGTGTCCACTGCATATACTGTCCGTCCTGTAGATAGGCATATAACCCGGACGGATTCACCATGTTGTACAGTTGGTCTGAGTTGTCGATCGTGGCATCCACCTCGGCGGAGGGCAGACTTTCCGCCCAGGGGGAAACAGACTGCCGGACCTCCACGCCGGATATACTGCCAACGTCATAGTCATATTTAATGCCAAAGCGGATTCCGCACACTCGGACGCGCCGGTGCGGTATGCTGGAGCTATTGAAGGTGAAGCGCACCCGCCGGTAGTTCTGCGTCGGCAGACTGACAACATGGAAATAGCTGTCCGGCTCTGTCGTCACCGTCCCGATCTGGTCCCCACTCTCGTCCCAGACCGTGGTGACCACCTGGGCAGGGTGGTTGTCCGGCTGGGTGTTGTCAAAAAGCAAGGTGAACCCAAAACTATCCTGGTTGGACGGGAAGGAGAACTCCAGCCACGGCGGGGAGGCATAGGACCCGTCATCCCCTGATATGGCATCGCTGTTCCAGCCTGTCTGTACGCTGGACACCGGGGACGGATAGATCGCCTTAGACCCATCCAGGACCCACATATTCTTCTCCAGGGACGTGTAGTCCCCGCTCATCTCCTCCACCGCATCCACGGACTGCTTGATCTGGGACACAGAAGAATTCCCGGAAGCATTCGGCGTCGCCAGAGCCGCCGCGTCCGGTGCCACCACGCCAAAGGTAAACGACAGCTCCACGCGCCGGGTGTCGGTGTAGGGCGCGTAGGTATCGGGCATTGTGACCACTCATACCACCTCCTGGGCTGTGGCGGTGAGCTCCACGTTGTACCACATGGGCACGCCGTCCACAAACTTGAAAATCTTTTGGCTGCCGATCTCCACGGCAAAGGTGCCCGCTGCCGTGGCCCCGGTGGCGTCGGGATACTCGATCTGCACGAAGGAACCGCCCCGCACCAAGGGCACAAGCTGGGTCAGGAGACCGGCGGGGACCCACTCCCAGGAGGCGGTGAGTTCTACCCGCCAGCCCAACACGTCCCGGACCGTTTTGCCGGACGCCATGACAGCCTCTTTGCTCTCGTAGTATCCGCCCACTTCCAGGGTTTTGGTCCGGGGCATTGCGATGCCGCCGATGACAATATGGTCCATATCAATCCCCCCTTTGACGTCCCACTTGCTTGAGGGGATCATACACAACCTCCGCGATCTGCTTGCCGTTAAGCTGCACGGGAATCACGATGGTCTGCGCCGTTCCGGCCCCGGCCACAGCGAGACCGGCGTTGCCATTGACCACCCCCGCCGCAGCGTCCAGCAGGTCGCCCCGTGTCACAGACTGGAAGGGTGTGAGGATGGTATCCGCCATCCTGTGGCTCACGCGGGCCATGGTGTCCAGAAAGCCCACCTCAATGCCCTGGGCCAGCGGCTTTCCCACCAGGTTTTCCGTCACCCGAGATGGGCTGTTGATGTCGGCGGCGGCCCGCATGGCGGCAATGGCCTGGGACACAATGGAGGCGGCGGCGGACCACAGGGCCCCGCTCCTGGAATACATCCCATCAATCATGCCCTGAATCCCCTGCACGCCGATGGACCGCATTTCATCCTTGACATCGCCCAGTTCCTGGGGGATTTTGTCCACAAATTCCTTGCCCAAGGCGTCCATTTCATCCTGGTAAAACGTCTGGGCAATGGCCTGGGCCTCCTGCTGTTTCCGCTGCCAGAGGGCCATATACTCGGTGTACTGGTCGTCGGTCATGGCCAAGAGTTTTTCCGTGTAGGCTGTGGCGTCTTCCACGTTCATTCCAACAATCTCATCCAGCAGGCTATCCGACACCCCTCGGGCTTTGAGAGCTTCCAGGGCCTCGCCATAGCGTTCAATCCCGTTGATCTGTGCCTCCAGGTCGCTCAACTCAAGGAAGGACCCCGTTTCTGTTTTCACAGTTTCGAACAGGTTTCCGTAGTCTTGCAATTTCTTGGCCATGCTATCCTGGGATTTCTCGATGTCTGCGAGTGCCTTTTCGTACTCACTGCGGAATTCCTTTACGGCGGTGAGCTGGGCGTTGAGGGATTCCTTCGTGGCCTCATCCAGGCCGGTAGCCTCTAAACGCTTCGTAAGCTCTTCTTCTTTGGCAACGAGTTTGTTGTTTAGTTCGTTGGCAATGTCCACAACCTCTGGGATAATGTCCCTTGTTGCCTTGTAAACGTCTTTCGCGTAATCCTCCACGCCAACGGCAATCCCTTCCGCAATCCACCGGCCCACTTCGTCCCGAAATAAGCGGGAGGGAGAGTGCGCGTCCGCAGCGGCATTGGCTTCGGCCTTGGCCTGTGCAATCACACGCCGCACCGCGTTATACACCACAGAAGAATTGCTGGTGATCCCCGACGCGATACCCGACGCAATGTTCCGTCCCACTCCGGGGAAGTCCGAGACCTGTACATTGGCGTCGGCAGAGCGTTTGGCGTTGGTGATTTGAGCCCGAATGGTGTCGTACAGCTTGCTCATATTGGCCTTATAGCCTGCATCCGTGTTATCGGTTATCATCTGACCGGACCCTTGGAAATTCGAGCTGCCAATAGAACCGTCAAGCGCGGATTTTCCAGCTGGCGCGAGATCAGAAATCGACGTGATAAAGTCAGGTTTAGACGAATCTGCGCCCGATTTCGCGTTGCCTACTATTGTCTGGCCGCTTTCTTGGAAGTTGGCATTGTCCACGGCAGTGTCCATAGACGCCTTGGATTGATATACCATGTCGGCAGATGCAGCGTTGGCTTCTGGAGTGCTCTGTTCAACACCGGTTTTGTAACCAGTTGTCGCTTCTTGTCCTGTGGTAACCCCCGCGGCATTTACTTGTCCAGAGTTAAAGAGGATACCATTGGCCAGCAAAACGTCGTAGGCATTGCCAATATCAGACACCTCGATACCTGGATACAGCTCCTGCAATAATTGGAGGTATAGCTCCTGCGCTGCGCCGGTGAGCTGGTAACCACCAAGGTTCATGCCCTCGCCGACTGCCGTAGGAATTTGTACGCCGCCCTCTCTGGCCTCGTTGACCTGGGTATCCAGCGCGGTTCGTTGCTGCTGTAGCAGGCTAAGCCAGCCCTGTTGTTCCATCGCACTCATCTGTGCCCAGTGCTCCGCCACATACATAATCATGGACTGGTAATCCGCCTGCATCTCGGCCACGGCTTTTTCCAGTGCCTGCTGATTTGTCCCCGTAGCCTGCACAACACTTGTGGAGGACCGAGCAATGGCTTCATTCAACGCGGTCATGTCTCCTGTGGCTGCGTTTGCAACGCCCTCATAAGATGCAATGGTGTTGTTATACTCCTGCCATGTACCGTTTGCTGTATTCAGGGTTTCCTCGGTCTGTGCCAGGTGTTCTTTGGCGGCTCTCAACTGCTCTCTGAGTTGGGCCATCTCCGTAGCAGACCGCCCGACATAGTTATTAGATTGTTCCTGTAAACGGTTTACATTTTCCAGCGCTACGTTATATTCCCGCTGCGCTTCGTTTCTCTCTTGGAAAGCCCGTAATTGGTTGGTCAGCGCTTCCTCATAAGCAGGCTGCAAAGCGTTCAAAGCGGCTTCCTGTTTCCGCTTGAAAATCAGATTGTCAATGGCGCCGGATACTTTGTAAATAGCGTTCTCCTCAGAGCCGGAAGCGGCTACGGCTCCAGGGACTTGATTGTTGATGTAGTCCGCCAGGTATTTGGCCCGTTGCTCATATCCTTCGGTCACTCTGCCGTTTGCATCTGTAATGGACTGCAATTCGGCGACATATTGCTCCACAAGCCCCATCTCAGACTGTACCTGAGACATCGACTGTGCTGAGGATTCTTGGAGGGTTTGGAACGATTCCGCACTGGCGTTGACCGCCTCGGCGGTCTCATCAAACCGTGCGCTTAACACCTCGGTGGAGTTCATAAAATCTCCACTGTCCCTGGTCAGTGTCACGATAGCCGCCGACAATCCAGCCGCTGCGGCAATGACCAATGTGATTGGATTCGCGGCAGCGGCAATTAACCCCAAGCCGCTCGCCAACTCCGCTACCTTTTTGACAACGGTAGCCGCAGCCAGCACGCCGATGGCGGTAGCCAGGCCCGTGATGACGGGGATGGCCGCGCTTCCGCTCTCCGCCATGTCCACAAACCCGTTTACCATGTCCGCTGCAAAGTTTTTTACTTTGGATACAAGCGGGGACAGAGCTTCTCCTGCTCTGGCCAAAGCATCACTCAGATTAGCGGACGCCTCGTTGGTTTCCACCAGCGCGGTATTGTTCTCCCGCCATTGTTTGGCGGCCTGGGGCAGCCCTTGCCGGGAAAGTTCCTTCAGGACAAGATTTGCTCGTTCTGTTTCGCTGTTTGCGTCCTCAAGCGATTTATTGAAGTCGTCCTCGCTGGTCCCCGCCCAGTTTAGGACATCCGCGAAAGTGCCGGTTACCTTGCCCACGCGAATTGTCTCGTTGATGGCCTCCGCCAGGGAATCTATGGGGATACTGTCGCCGTAGGTAGCCCACGCGCCAATGGTTCCGTCAATGAGTGTCGTTAAGTCTCCCTGCGATAGTCCCAGCGCCTGGAGATTGGAAAGGGCTGTGGCGCTTGACTGTTCATCCGCTAACACGCCGTACAGTTGCCGGTAGCTGCCCGCCGTTTCCTGGGCGGTATATCCGGCGTTCGCGCTGGCAACCTCCAAGCTGCCCATGATCCGACGGTATTCCGCGGTGGATTCAACCAGGCTGGATATGCCGCCGATCAGCGACTGCACCGCGCCGGATATTGCACCACCGGCAAAGGCATCCCTTAGACTGTTTGCCCCAGCTTGGGCGTCGGTCCCCATATCATCAAGAGACTGCCCCGCCTTGTCCGCCGCGCTGTCCACGTCCCGCAGCTCGGCCTCCATACGGTTTAAGTCCGCTGTGGCGTTGTTGAGCTTGGTGCCCAGGTTGTTGACGGTGGATGCCTGGCGGTTGAACGCCGCCTCGGCTTTCAGAGCCTCGGCAGAGTTCTCTCCAAAGGCGGCCTTGGCCTGGTCCAGCTCATTTCCCAGCTGGTCCAGTTTTGCCTTGGCCTTGTCGTACTGCTGGGACAGGATGCCGATTTTCTCCTTCGCCGCCTCCACAGAGCGGCCGAGAATATCTGTCTTCTTGGCGGTGCTGGCTTCGGCGCTGTCCATGCCCGCCATGGATGAAACGGCGGCTTTCATCTCGGCGTTTAGATTTTTGATCCGGCTCTCCACGCCTTTCAGCGCCGCGGTAAGATCGCGCTCGCCGGTGACGCCCAACCGGATTGATACGTCCGTTGCCATCAATTCACCTCCATCACCGGAATGTCAGCAGACGCATGAACGCCTGCGCTTCGTCTTCTTTTGTGGGTTTGTGTTCCGCCCCCTCGGTCTTGATCTGGTGGACCGCGATCAAGTCAAGCAGCACGGACAAGGGGAGGTCAAGGGCCTCCAGGCGGGTGAGCCCCACCTGGAGGCCGTACCATAGATACCAGGCCGGCGTTACCCTTCCGCCGGTCTGGCCTCGGCGTTTTTTCGGCTGCCCTTGCCGGGCTTGGCCTCCACCGTGGACGTGGTCCCCGCCTTGACGGTCTCCGCCATGGCCCCGGTCATGGCCTCATAGTCGTCCGGCCCCATGCAGTCCATAATCGCATCCAATGTGAGCGAGCCGGGATTGTCCAGCCCCTCCAGTTTGGCATAGCGGTCGCCTGCGTCGATCATCTGGGCCAGGAGCCAAAAGAGATCCCCCAGCTTCCGGCCCTGCATGATGCGGGCAAGCTCCTGGTCGGCGTCCCCGCCCCGCTCCTCCAGGGCCACCAGGACGCGGGTGGACAGACAGGTGATATAGTCTTTTCCGCCGATGGTAATCTTTCCGGTCCGCATTTACTCGCCCTCCTTTGCGGCCACGGTGCCCTTTCCGGCTGCCACCGCCTGGTTTTCGGCATTGGCCTCTACCACGCCGATCTCCTGCCCGGTGGTGGCGGTGATCTCGTCCGTGCCGTTCCAACTGGTCCAGCCGCTGGAGACATCCTCCCCGTATGCGGCAGGCAGTGTGACGGTTGCGCCGGTTTTATATCCATAGTGGTTTCCCCCTGTGACCGGAGGGGTCACAGTCAGCTTTGTCTTGCCTGCAACAGACCCTGCGGCGCTGGAAACCGTCAGTGCGCCCAGGGCCGGCTTAGGGTTTGCGATGTTCAGCGCCTTTTTAATCGCTGCCTCCGCGTCCGCCTCGGTGTCCATGGGGGTGGACTGCATCTGCCACTTGTGCTTCGTGCTGTCATCCCGCATGACGGTGGCAGTGAGTTCCTTGGTCTGCCATTCGATGGTCTCTCCCTGGGTCACCGCGTTGATCCCGGGGTTGGCAAACTGAATCTTGGTCAGCACCACGGCAATCCACTTGGTCACCCCGGACTGCTTGGCCTTGATGATGCCGCCAAACCCCACGTAGGGGATGGCCTGGTCATCGTTGTAGACAATCCATTTGGGGGTGGCGGTAGAGGCCTCCTCCAAGGTCATCTCCTCCTCCACCAGGCCCAGAATCGCCAGCATGGGCTCGGGCAGCAGGTCATCCGTGGAGATGGTCAGGGTGCCCCCGGCAAACTGGTTGTCCCTCTCGGCGGGGCCGTTGTCGGCGTAGAGGATATTGGCGTCCGCCCCCTCCAGCTCCAGGGACATCTCTGTGGCCTTGCCGATGAGGCCGCCCCCAGAGTAGGTCACTGTGCCGCCGCTCTCCTGATACAGGGCATAATAGGGTTTACTCAAACCAATCGTTGCCATACTTGATCATCCTTTCGTCAGTTTATCAATCTCGTCTTCTATCTCTGAGAGCACTTTTTGTCTCGCTGCGTACCGTGCGCTTCGGATCGCCCGCTCGAAGAACGGCTGCCTGCTGGAAAATGACGTGCCGCTGTTGAACACCCGGGCAATCATCCGGTTGGCTTGCCCCAGTTCGTTGTAGCCATCGAAGCCCACACCGCCCTCAATCGTTCCACCTTTTTCCTTGATGTCGAAGGTGGTAAGCCCGGCCCGGAGGCCCGCCTTTTGCGTCTCTCGTCTGCGTCGCTCCCAGTCGCTGGGGCCGCCGGTCTTGATCGTGTCGATGTTGGCGCGGACTGCGTCAGCCAATATCCCCGCGCCGTCGTAGATCGCGCGCTTTATAACCCCCTCTGACTTGTCGGTCAGCCGGTTGAGAACAAACACGGTATCATCCAGACCCTTAAGCTGTATCCTTGGCAATCAAACCACCTCCACGTACCATTCGTAATGGTATAGGCCCGTCTCTGTCTCGTACTGCGTGGAGTTGAGGTACCAACTCGCGCCGATGCCCTCTAATGCCTGCGGGATAGACTGCGTAAGCGGGTCTGCGGCCTGTCGCGTGAACAGGTCCACAATCACCACGGCAGCAGTCTCAACGTGGATGTTCCCGGCGCTCAGGTCGTTCCCCCCGTCTACCTGCCACACGAGATAGGGCGGAGCGGTGCCGGGAGCAGCCGTGAAGTTGTACACGTTGTGCGTGAGGGCAAGCAGGGCTTGTTTAAGTGCTTCCATCCAACGCTCCCGTCCTTTCCAACGTGATGTCTGTGGCAGATAGTCCGTCGTTGTCCATGACGTGCTGCACCTGGAGGACCTTATACACCCCGGCATCCTTGTGGTCCACAGGAAACAAGGTGATCCTGTCGGTGTCGGGGGCTATGCCGTAGTAACGGGGCACACGGACCACCGCGTCCGCCTGGGCGGCGTGCTCCATGGCGGTATAGTATCTCTGCACGCCAACCGTGCGGGCCTCGTAATAGCTCTCCCACACCGTGGACAGCTCCATCACCGGCGCTTCCCCAGGCGGAGCCGTATTGACCCCGCGCTGGAGAATCAGCGTGCCGCTGTCATACACCCGGACCACCCCCAGACTGCGTTTTTTGGTGAAAAAGCCGGTTGTTGAGGGCCCACCGCAGCATCCGTGGCATGGCCTCTTGGGTGGCTCGTTTGCGCACCAGATAGGCGGCGTACAGTTCCACCAACTGCAAGTCCTCCACGCTGTCATTGAGGGAGATGCCCTCCCTTTCCATGAAGGACTGGGCGGCGCGGATCACCTGGGTGAGATAGGCCAGCCGCTGCTCAGAGGGGTACAGCTCGCCCAAATCCACCTGGAGCAAGGACAGAACAGTGGAGACCTCCATGGGTTAATCCCCCGCCGCGCCGGTGAAGGTCACCGTGTACACCCGGACAGCGTTGCCCTGGGTGACCGTGGCGGTCACGGTGTTGGAGGCACTTGCCGTGAATTTCCCCGTGCCGCCGTTTCTCAGGTTCTCACCGTTGACCGCAATGGCAATCTGGGCGTCAGGCTGAGAAGAAGTGGCCTCAATTTTCCCCGCGTTCTTTGCTGCGGTACCGCCGGTGTAGGTGTACTGGTCGGCGGCAAAGGCAGGGCTGAGCGTCACGCCTTCCACGCTCAGTGCGGTCAGCTGGGCATCGTTGGCGGTGTCTGCTGCGAAGTCCATGGCGGTGGTCACGGCCTTGTTCTCAATGTTGATGGCCACAAAGGCCTTGGGGATAATGGGCTGACCATCCGCTCTCTGCTTCGCGCGGAAGACAGTGTTGTCCTGGAGGAACTGCACCTCGGTGGAGCTGTCGATGGTCATGCCGGAACGCTGAGACAGCAGATACAGGTCGCCGTAGCCACCGATGATATCCCCGTCAGGAATAAACTCAAGAATATCAATGTCCCCGTTCACGACCGGAAGCGTACCAAACAGGTTGGCAACGATGTCACCGGTGGCCGTAAAGGTGATGAGCTTGGACTTGAGCTTGGAATAGGTCTTGCTGTTCATGGCCCAGAACAGATTGCCGCGATTGTAGCGGGTGTAGGTGGCACCCGTGGCCTCCATCAGCGCAGCCCAGAACGCAGCCCCGGTCGCAGCGACATCGGTGATCTTGATCACGTTGGAGGTGTGCAGGTCCTCCCAAGCGGGAGCGTTTGCGGGGTAGTCCCCGGGCTTGCTCTGCTGCGCCAGTCGGGTGACAATGCCCAGGGGCATCTTGGACGCGCTGCCCTTGCCGTACAGAATGGCCTTGTCCATGGCCAGGCCGATGGCCTCAGACAGCATTTCCACGATCCAGGAGGCCAGGTTGATGTCGTTGTCCTCCAGCAGGGCGTTGCAGACGGGGACAAAGCCAGCCACCTTATAGCCATCCACGGTAATCTGGTGGAAGGAGAAGGACAGCTCGTTGATCGCGCCGCACATCTCCGTCCACACGGCCTCGGGGACAGTGCCCGCGATGGTCTGCCGGGCCTCTCCGGTCACATTGCGGACGCGCACCCGGTTCAGGAGCTTGGAATAGCGGTACATGTTCTCGGCAATCAGCTCCAGGAAAACGATGGGAATGGTCAGTTCCGCGCCGGTGATGCTGCGGCTCTGGCCCTTCATGGCGCGAAGCTGCCCCAGGAAGTCCGTCACCTCGGAGGAGGAAAGCATGGCGTCTCTGCGCTCCATGGGCAGGGCGTCAAAGGCCCGCTGGCTCATGGGCAGCGACCGGATGTTGATGGTAGGCATGGTAGCTACACCTCTCTTTTCAATGGTTTTGGATTTTGTTTCTTCGGCGGCAGGGGGCTTGGGAGCATTCCGCTCCAGCTCCTCCAGCTCGGCCTCCAGGGATGCAATGTCACCGCGCAGGGATTCCTTGGCGGTGTCGTGGGCGGACTTGTCCGCCTCAAATGCCTCGATCTCGGCGTTAACGGCGGCTTCCTGCTGGGCGTTGCCGGGTTCTACTTCGTTGATGGCGGTTTCCAGCTCGGCTTCCCGGGTCTGAAAACTCTCGTCCTTGCGCTCCAGGTCCGCCAACTCGGCACGCTTGGCGTCCAGAGAGCGCTTGAGCATCAAAACTTTCAGCATCTGGTTGTCTCCTTTCGGGTAAAAAATAAAAGCGTGACCAACTACCACACAGGTAGTCAGCCACGCTCGGCTCTTCCGCCTCAACGCTTAGAGGCGGGGGCAATATTTAGTTGATATGTTCTCGCAAAATATCCAAGATAAACGCTTGCACACTTTTCCCGGCATCCGCCGCAGCTTGTCTGATTTTTGCGCCCTCCTCTGTCGTTGGGCGTATCATGATATTGTCTCTGCTTTTCTGATACCGCGCAACCGCCTGTTTCTCTGCCTCTGTCCCCTTATATGCCATACACATTCCTCCTAAAATTAGGATAGCACATAATCTGATATGAGTAAACTCAAACTTGCACAAATAAAATGAGTTAACTTTGTGCAATATCCCATCTTGAATTATGAGTTAACTCATGTTATGATATACTCGTAAGGCAGAGATACCCCATCTCTTACAGAAAGGAGTGAGGTGAATGAACGAGATGCAGGTCACGGAAGCTCTGTTAAGAGCCATCCTGGAACTCATTGAAAAGTGTGATACGCTGGAAGAACTCAGGGAAAGCGTCAAGCGCATCATGAATGAGTAAAAAGTGGGGCGGCTGACCCTCGCAAAGCCACCGCCCCACACCACCCAAGGTGAGCCGGGAGCCTTACCCCGGCCGCCTTGATTATATCAGTGTAAGGCAGATAAATCAAGGCCGCAGGCCGGAAAGGAACGAAAATGGAACCTTATATTTTTCACTCTTCGTCTTGATTTCCCGCCCCCTAACCGGGGCGGGTTTCTCTTACCCCTGGTCCCATCGTATCCCTCACGGCCTCCCGGCGTTTGACCGCATAGACCTTTACGCCGTCCTTGACGGGAACGAGCTCCACCCGTTCCCCCTTGGTTAGGATGGCTTCTATGGCCTTTCTTGTCGTCTCACTGAGTACCATGCAATCGCTCCAACGCCTGGTGCTTCCACACCTCGGCTCGCTTCCGCTTGATCTCGTCCAGGTCCCGCTTCCGGGCGGATACCGTGGTATCCTGGTAGGCGGGGAAGGTACAGGGGGAAACTTCATACAGCGGGGAAATACGGGTCAGGGTCCAATGCACCGTCCCGTCGTCCCGGTAGTCCGTCTCCTGGGCGGCCACGTCAAAGCCAAAGGAACAGCCTGTGATATCGCCCCGGGCAATCCGCCGGTAGGCGTTCATGGCGTCCGTGTCCTCCCGGTTGATCTTCACCCGGCCCCACAGGCCGTGGGCATCCTGCCGCAGCTCCAACGTACCGGCGGAGGTCCGACCCAGAACCAGGTCCGTATTGTGGTTGAACAGCGCGCGGACGTCATCCCCCACACTGTCGTCGAATGCCCCCGGCGCAATGCTCTCCGTGGCGCCGGGCCACAGCTCATACACCCCGTTAAATACGGCGAAGTATCCCTCAAGATAGAGCTCATCCCCCTCTTCCCGGGTGGTCATGTTCTCCATGGGAAGGTATCTATGCTCCACTCTGCTCACCTCCTTGTACCAACTTCCCCTGATCCCCCAAACGATCCGCAGGCAAATAGTTTTCCAGAGCCAACAGTTCCGCCATTTCCGGGTCCGGGGGAAGGTTCAGCCAGCCGCGCCACTCATTCCGGCGCAGGGCCATCCGGTCCACCATCTCCGATCCAGCGGAAACAAGCTCTGTCACGGAATAGCTGTACAAGCTCCAACTATTAAACCGAAAGAACAAATCCGGGGCATCCAACAGCTTTTTGGTCAGCTCCTGCTCGATCAGCCGGGCCAGGGGCATGATGGTCGTATTTACGAAATTGTTCCAGGCGTCCCGGTTAAAGTCTCCCACCCCCAACACAAAGGGCGGAATGCCCAAAACAGCGGCGACCGTCCGCTTGTCCAGGGTTACCATGGCGTCCAAGGCCAGGTCCGACAGGGTCAGGGGCTTCACCTGTTCCACGGAGAATTGCTCGGCGGGGATCAGCCAGGGCTCCCCGGCCTCTCCGCTCATGGCGTAGGATTCCAACAGCTTTCTCCGTCCCTCTGGGCTGGAAAACTCCTCAATCATGCCATCTACCTTGACGATCAACGATGGTTTCCACTTGCTCTCCAGGAATCCTTTTTGCGTTGCGGACGCCTGTTTCAGATTATCCGCCACGGCGGCCAGGGACACGCGGTACCCTGTCCCGCGCCACGGGTAGAGGCTGTCCGGGTTTAGCGCGAAGTGCAGGACCTTATCCGGCTTGTACGCCCGGCCCGATATAACAACCTTGTAGCCCCACCCATCAGGGATGAATGAGGCCAAAGCGGGCGGGATCGGGTTCAGGTCCCGGATGATACCGGCGCGGGTGTCAGGGTAGACCACGGCGTTCCCATTGCCCTCCAGATACAGGGTGCGGACGATCCAGTGGACAAACCCCGCCCGTGTCGTATACCGATTCGGGGTTATGTCGATCTTCCGGGCCAGTTCATCCCGAACCCGGATGTCCCCGTCCTCCGTGTTGCGCATGAGGTGAATGGTCATCGAACCAACCAGCCGGGCAATGGTGTCCACACCGGCGGCGATCTCCGGATTGTGCGCCAGGCTGACATACCCTCTGCAGGCCAGGGTGTCAAACATTGCCGCATCACACAGCCATGCGGCGCTGCCGCGGGGTTTGGCGGGCTCTGCCCTTGCTCTCTGTCGTCCTCTCTTGCTCATTGGGTCACCCCTTTCTGCTCGGCCGCTCCCCACCAGTCCCGGCCTCGTTTCTGCTTCTCCATGTTCTCTAAGTACCGTATACAGGCAAACACGGCGGCGTCAAACAGGTCGATCCGGTGTTCCGGCTGCACCTTGTCATACTGAATCATATCGTCTGTTTTCTCCACCGCGGAGACATTCTCCACACAGTATTCAAAGGCTTCGCTGTGCAGGTAGCACAGTGCGCCGTTCTTGGCGCTTTGCTCAATGTAACGAAACCCCTCTGACTTCCGATAGTAGTATTGGGGCTGGTCGATGACCTGGAATCCCGCCGCTTTCATCCCCAGGAAATACTCCCGACAGAACTTCCGATCATGGCCCACCTGCCGGATTTTGAAACCACGCTTTCTCATGTTCTCAAACCAAGCAACCACGTCAGAGTGGTTTACAGTCGGCGAGTTACACAGCGTCAACCACCCGTCTTCTGCCCAGCCGAACAGGGGAATATTGTCTTGATCCGCCTTGAGGTGGGCCGCCACCACCGGGAAAAAAGCGTGGGTGATGATAATATCCGTCCCCTTGTAGCGGCCAAACAGGGCCGCCGCCGTTAGATCGTGGAGCTTGGACAGGTCCGCGCCCCCGTACCAGTCTATGGGCAGCTTGGCCAGTTGGTCCAGGGTCCAGTCATACCCCTGGTCGCTGCGGCGGAACTCCTCAATGTCGAAATAGGCCGCCATGGCGTTGGTGTAGACGTTCAGGCTCTTGGCAAAAAAGTCCTTGCGCTGCTGGGGGTCATTCTGTGCCTGGAGGCTGTCGTTCAGGATTTCCTCCGGGCGGATGCTCACCCCATAGGCCGGGTTGGCCATCTCGTGGATGTTCGGGTCCGTAAAATCTACCGACCCGTCCTTCACCCCTTCCGGAGCGCAGCACATGAAAATAAAATACTGCTCGTCCGTAACCGTCCCGTCCAGCACCTTCCGGCAGTATTTCAGCCGCTGTCCCAAAAACGCTTGCTCATTGTCCCCGGCGGTGGAGATGCCGATCAGCAATTTATTGGTATAGGCTTTCATGGCCTCCTTGAAAAGGTTGTACTGCTTAGGCTGCTTAAAGGCGTGAATCTCATCGCAGATCGCAATGTTCGCGTTCAGGGAATCCTGGCTGTCTGGGTTGGCGGCCAGGGCCCGGATATAAAGAGAGCCGTCTCCCAGGTCCGCCGACAAGCTGTGCTCGTTGTGGTTGTCGATGATCCGCACCGACCCACCGTCCTTGGCATCCTCCCCCATCCTGCGCACGTTGTATGCCAGGAAGTTATAGGATTCCATGGACTGCATGAGGGCCGCCGAAGCAATGTACATTTTGGAGCCCGAGCGGCGATATAGCAGAGACAGGGCCCAGGCCAGGGAAGCCGCGAAGGAAGTTTTAATATTCTTCCGGGGGATGTATATCAGGGCTTCATGGAATCTGACCAGCTCGGTCCCGGCGAGCTTAAATCCCACCAGATTATAAATGATGAATTTGTGGAAGGGCTCCAAGAGGAAAGGCTTCCCCCGCAGCGGCGTTCCATCCAGGCGTTCCCCCTGCTGGTGGCACAGGGTCTTTTCGATGACCCCAATGCAGAATTCCGGGGCCTTGTGGTCCATCCAGTAGTCCGGGTTGTCCAAGTCGTGGAAGAACCGTTCCACCGCCTGTTTCAGTTCGTCACAGGCGATCTTTCGGCCATCCCGGATGGACTGCGCGTACTCCAGGACCTCCGGCCAGTTTTTCGCCTTGGTCCTATTCAATGCTGGCAAGCACAGCGGCCAAACTGGGCCGCTTCTCCTTTTGCATGACGTCTCCGGTCATTTTCCGGTAGCTGCTGGGGGTCATGCCAAGTTCCCGCCAGTACGCGAGGGCGGACTTGTTCAGATCATCCCACAGCACAAGCAAGGGGTTCTTGACCGTGTTGGTGGACCCGCCCTGGTTGGTATGCGCAATCACCGAACGGGCCCCGTCCAGTTCAAACTCCTCCCTGGTGCAGTCCCGCTGCGCCAGGATGGCGGCCAGGGCCTCAATCACCGCCTCATAGGTGTCAATATCGGTCCCCATTGCCGTTAATTGTTTGATAATTCGATTTTTCCACTTTGTTTTGGTCATTTTATACCCCTTAAAGATGGAATTTCACGCAGAATGGGAAAAGCCGCACAAGGGCACCGACGGTCCCATGACAGAGCGCGGAGAGAGGTGGGGGGGATCAAATAACTCCCCGCCGTTCCCCGGGAATCCGGGTTCTCCGCATGAGCGACATCCCTTTCTCTGTCAGCGCCCCGGTTGTTCTGTCATGCAGCGCGTTGTGCTCGGCTCTGCTCAATGCAATCAGATTCCACGGGCAATATGCGTATTCCGGGTACTCATCCACTGGATAAATGTGATGAACCACCTCTGCCGGGACCTGCTTTCCATATCGCTTGGACACCTGACACCGGTATCCATCCCGGCGCAGGATTCCTGCGGCCAAATGTTTCCACTTGTGCGTGCTGTAAGAAAACACAATATTTTTCCTCCAGTTTCATCAAAAAACACTTGACTTTTATGCGCATAATGCGTATAATATATTTGTAAGGAGGACAGGACATGAGACCGCGAGACGTTGAAAAAATGATCGCAGCGGACGGCTGGGTCTGCAAAACCACAAAGGGAAGCCACAAGCACTTTGTCCACCCCACAAAACCTGGAAAGGTTACCATCCCCCAGCATGCCGGCGACACCATTGACGCAACCTTACTGAAAAAAATCCTCAAGCAGGCGGGGCTGAAATAAGCCCCGCCGGAAAGGAGTTCTTATTCTTATGATGAAATTGGTCTATCCCGCTTGCTTCTACCAAGACCCGGAGACAGGAAACTACACGGTAGAGGTCCCCGATCTTCCGGGCTGTGTATCCGGTGGCCCCACATTGGCCGATGCCATTCTCATGGCGGAAGACGCTGCCAGCGGTTGGGTGCTGGATGAACTGGAAGAAGGGAACCCGGTTCCCCCTGCCAGCGTCATGGGCACCGTCACACCGGACGCCGGTGGATTCGTCAGTCTGCTTACTCTGGATATGGATGCCTATGCGGAAAAGTACGGGAGCAAATCGGTACGAAAAAATCTGACGATCCCCGCTTGGCTCAACACATTTGCAGAAAAGCATCATATCAACTTTTCGCAGGTTCTCACCGATGCCCTCACGACAATCTATCAGCAGCGAAACTAAATCTTCAGAACACCGCCCCGCATAGGGCGGTGTTTTTGCCTGCTCCTGTCTCCTGCAATTGCAGTTCTCCATAGAAGAAAAAAATAAGCGGGATTCTCCTCTTTTTTCTCATAAACCCTTGACATATACACGTACGTGTATTATAATTAAGTCATAGAAAGGAGGGAAACAGATGGGGAAACCCAAAAAGAAAAAGCCCCAAAGTAAGATAGACATTTTCAAGACAGTTGTTGAGATACTTGCCGGCATCGCTAACATTGTCTTAGTAGTCTACACAATACTCAAGGGCTAAGGGACTGGGGAGGGAAAACCTCCCCAACCCCTACTATTATACCCCATCGCATTGTTTATGAGCAAGATAAAGTTGTCAAATTCCGTGATTTATCTTCTGTTTTTTGCAAATTGTGTTTATGCAGTTGGAAACGGAACGAGTTGGCTATTTTATGTCTCCGCTGCACTAACTGGTATTGTCTTTTTTCTGGATGTATGGGAGGTGATACGCCATGTCAGAAAGTAAATACAAGGCGCAGCAGAAGTATAATCGCAAAAACTACGTCCGTTTTCCATTGGATCTCAAACCGGATGTTTTGGAAGCATTTAGAACAGCATGTAAAGCCAATGGAACCACGCCAACCACTGAGATTAAGCGATTTATCTTGAAGTATATTGAAGAAGCCTCAAAGGAGCCGGAGGATTAATCCTCCTGGCTCTTTTGCAAAGCCGGCATTTCGCCGGGCTTGGCCAGTCTCATATTTTTTCACCCTCATGCTTTTTCAGCGCCTTCGCAGTATCGCTGCATCCCAATGCCGTTGGCACATTTTTCCCGACAAATCAGGACACTCTATTTACTTCTACAGTCCAAATCTTCTGTGCCGCCCCCGTCTCCTGCAACCGCGGGGCGGCAGATATACCCCTTGCGGGGTATGTTGCGGGTTGTGTCAGGCTTTCCGCGGGCCTGTTTGTACTTCCGCACGCACCTTCTCTGAAATGGTCTGCGTCTCCAACCGCAGGTTTCAGTGAAATGGCGAATGGTACGTGCTTCGGTTCACTTTGCGGCCGCAAAGCAATTTGCCGATTCGATAGAAGCACAATCTCCTTCCATCAAATTTCCCCAGCTGGGAATGGTCACCCGTTTTGGAGTTGCACCAAAATCCGCTCTGGCCGGGTGATAGGGAGGCGAGAACAAGGCTCGCGCTCCCAAAGAAAAAGGAGGTACGCCCGATATTGAGACCGCCTCGGAGCAGGGCGAAGGAGGAAGAAAATCTTCTGTTTTATACATAGCGGCAAAGAAAATAAATTTTCTTTGCCTGCGTATGTATAAAACCATTTCCTGTCTAAATTATATCGCAGCCCTCCATTTCGGTCAAATTGTTAGACGATCTTAACACTTTGTTTACAATTTTAATTTTGTCTCTGTGTACGTAATTCCAACCGCATACGCCGCCCATACATCGGCAGAGAACCCATAGAACCAATCTGGGTTCTTTTTGGTCCCCTTCCCGTTTTTTAGATCATGGGTTGCAAATCGGTCAATCAGTGCGCGGCGGATATTGGCATCCTTGGCCCTGCTGTCATGGCAGAGATAGAGTTTTTCATCCTGGCGGTATATGTAGTCCACTGGCTTCTGTGCTGCTTGCGTGAATCTCCCGACCCATTCGCAGGTTTCAAAAACATTGCGTCCAACCGGCATGCCATAGCTTGCCAAACGCTCAATCACCACAAGATCATACTTCTCCAACTGGAGCACCAAAAGGACCTCGGCATTTTCTGCTTTGGCAAACCGCAGCGGACGTAGACCCTCGCTGTCTATGAAGCAATATGCGCTCTGCTTGTCCCCTGGGTCAATCGCTAAGATTCTCATTCATTACCCTCATGCTGTCCGCCCTCCCCGTCGTGGATGGAGCCGATTCTTTTCAACATCAACCATCCGATATTTTCAATCGTGAGAGGTGTCCCAATTCCAGTTTCACCGCGTTCTCTGGCAAAGTAACCGCCATTTTCAAAGCCGACAACGTATATATGTTCCATTCCATTCTGGCTTTTAAGTAGGTCGTCACAGAAAATAGGTTCCTCTGATTCATAGTCTACCTGGCCGGTGTACTGGCAAACTGTGGATGGGTCTACCTCAACTTGCGTTCCTGCAATATCGTGAATATCACAAATCTCATGTACATCAAGGACGCCTACCGGCCCTATATAATACCCTTCCACCCATTCCCCATTATCCAGCCGCTTGGCTTTGAAAAGGATCTCTCTCATTCTGCACCTCCGATGATCTCGTCAAGGGTGACAGTCTCGTTGGGGCGAAGAGATGGAAACAAAGAGGGGTCGAGTGTTACAATGATAACTGTCCTGTTGAAAACTCTAACGCCGAAGCCGTACATCTCAATGCTTTCTGCCTCTGAGTATAACATCTTGATAGCCTTTGCTCTCTCCACCTCCTGCTCCGTCCAGCGGGGCTTGCGGATGATGTTTCCCGGATGATTTATAAGATTATTAAGACATTCCACGGTGGAGGTTCCCCAGCAGTTATTTGATATTCCAATCTGAAAGGTGCCATATTTATTGATTCGGAAGCGTCCAACTGTGTTTCCTCTGATTTCAAATGATTCTTCTGGTTCAACCCCAAGCACCTCGCAAATTCTCGGCTTGCCCATGCGAGCGCCATAAGAGCAATAGTCCGTTTCGGTAATTTCCATTCCGGACGATGGGCAAATCAGAAATCCCTTCTTGTTGATTTTTGCGTCCTGGTAATATTGGCAATCTTTACAGCGCACCACCTCCGCAACGTCGGCGGCGGGGATATCCATAAGCTCGAATACGCAATCCTCAAAAATCTGTACTGCTCTTTCGTCGTTTTCTTCTTCGCAATCGCGACGATAGTTTTCAAATTTCTTAACAGCTATCGCCCTCTCAATGTACTCCTTCATTCCTTTTCCCTCCGTAGTGCGGCCTCGGCTTCCTCGCGGGTCAGAAAGACGGTTTTTCCAATCACTTCATTCCAGTAGTAGGGAAAGCCACTACCCATTACCCATACTTTCCACCTCGGTCTTGGTGTAAATGGCTCCCATGTTGCGCTGCATACTATTTCCTCATAGACTTTTCCGTTAAAAACTCGGAAAATCTTTTGGCGCAGTTTCACGGGAGGGATGCCACACAGCCCCTCCCTGTCCGCCTGGGCCAGTTCGCGGAGGCGGTCAGGCGTAACGCCCAGAAGCTGGCCTGTCAGTTTTAGCAGTGCGTCCTCGGTGAATGCTCTCTTAAAGTCCTCCGGCTCCATCCCCGTGTTCTCGTAGGCGGCAAGGCGGTCAACATCATCCCCACGGAACTTTTCTGGTACTCCGCAATCACCATAAATGGCATCGCCTACAAGATAATAGCCCAATTCGTCTCTCTGCGTTGCTCGTTCCATGTTATTTCTCCTTCTGATCACGCGGCTTCTGAATATTCCACCTTGCTGTGCCGCCGGGATATTTTGACGGGATAACCATGATTCCGTTCTCTCTCGTGATTTCCTTCATCCGCTCCAACTCGGTATTTTGCTCTTTCAGCAACGTGTCCCGCCGTTCCAATTCTGCGGTCTGCTGGGCAATCAGTTTTGATTTTTGTTCCAGCTCGGCCCGCAGCTTCTCGTTTTCGGCCTCTAAGCGGTCCGCCCGCTGGTTCTCCTTGTTCCATAGGTCTTGCCCGCTTTCACCCAGCAGAGATTTCAGTCTCTTATTTTCGGCCCAGAGCGTGGAGAGGGCGGTGTCGGCGTCATCCAACAGGCCAAATACGCCGCATTCAAACGGGGTACAATCATAATCCCTTTCAAAATCTTTTGCTTTCAGGCGCTCAATCAGCTTTTCGTAGTCCATCAGGTTTCCTCCTCTCCCTCCGGCGGGCGGCGGTCAGGCGGCGCGGGAAGGTGCATCCAGTATACCGGCATATCGTCGCAATCAGTGTAAAATCCGTCATCTGTATAAGCACACCAAAATGTGACGTGCTCATCTACATCATGCCACCAACCAACCGCCATGTTCCCGCTCTTAAAGAGCATGAGCACATCCTGCTTCTTTTCTGGCAGTCTTTCCTCCACGCTCACCCACTCGTTCGGCGGGGTGAGGGTGGGCATACCCAAAACAAGATCCTCTGCCCGCTCCCTGTCCTGTTCGCTGTCCCAGCTACACACTTGGATTTCAGCCATCAGCTCACTGGCATCAATCGCCCTTTCCATATTTCAGCGCCTCCTCTGTCGCAATCATCTCGATTACCGGAACAACTTCAAAGTCTCTGTCCCACGAAGAACATCCGCTTCTGGCTTGCGCTTCGGAGCGATATGTCTTGACAGAAACATCTTTCACTTCAGTGGTCGGGCGGAAACTGAAATGTTTGGAAAGCCCACACCAAACCTCAGTTCGGTTCCGTCGCATAACTACATACCGTTTGCGCTCAATCCGCATCTTTCAGCGCCTCCAATCTCTTGCACACAGCCCGCTCACAGTCGGACAATAGTAACCTCTCGAATAGCCACCACGGCGTAATGGTCAGAAGAATAATCCACGCTATGTCACTCAGTAATCTCATGCGGCGCCTCCATCCTCTTCATCACCATCTCCACGGCCTCGTCCGTCATGGGAGCGCCGCAGTACCCACAAAAATTTAAGAAGTTATCCGGGCTTTGCTTTCCGCACTTTGAGCAGTAAAGGTCGTCATACTCACACCGCTCGTCAACCGTGACCTCGTGCTGTTCGCCCATGTCGTCAATGCCTTTGACGCGATGAAAGCCTCCACGGTGCTTATGACGCTTTACCCACTCACCTCTCCACACCTTCTCCACCCGCTCCCGGCTGACGGGGCGGAGGGCGGAAATAGCTATATCAATCGCTTCGTCCAACCGTCTTCTGTCCCACCAAAGCCCGTTTTTCAAGGTATCAATCGCTTCTTCCCGTGTCATGACTGGGCCTCCCCTTTCGTACTGATTTCCCCGCCGCATGCCATATACCCCGCGCCATCAATCCAGCTATCAATGTGCTCCGGGTTTGCAGATGCCCGGGCAATCTTGAGCAAGGCCATCATGGCCGCCACATCCTCCGGCTCTAACTGCACATGGACCCCAGCGGCAACACACTTCGCACTGAGGTAGGTGTGCCAAAATTCCGCAATCAAACGGAAGCTATTTTCTGGGATTCCATAATCCTGCTCCCGATCTCCGCAAACGCACTTCTCCGCAGCGGCAAGAATTTCTTTTCTTGTCATGGGGTTCCCTCCTTTCTGTTCGCATCCCACAAAAGTCTCTGCCCGCAATAACCACAATAACGGTTACTTTGGTGGCTTCCATTTTGCAGCCATTCCGCCTGGAGGCATCGTGGGCATTTGCAGGAAAGTTCTTCTAAATCTACAAGAATTTTGGCGGCGATGCCTTTTTCAATCGACAGCTCATGGTCTTTTACGGATGTTTTCATCCATTCGCAATATCTCAGCACGTCAATCAGGTTCTCCCCTATGTACGTGAGCTTTCCGCGGATATACGCAGGGTTATCCTCCGTTCCAGACCCGTATTTTTTGCCCCCTCTGGCCCGTTGTTTTTCCGCCACTCTTTTGATGCCTCTCCAATAGGGGTTCTTGCTCATGCCATACATCTCCTCTCAAAACGGCAAGTCGGGATCATCTCCAGTGATCTCTTGGAATGACACAACTTTTCCTTGGGTGCTGCACCGGGTTTTCTGCTTTGCCGCTTTCCCCGCGTCTACAAGGTCTCGCT